GATGGTCGTGTAATGGAAATATTTTCTTCACTCATAATAACTTGTTAATGTACCAATATATAGTATCTCAATAAAACTTTTGGTTATTTTAATTAAGTGGCCTATCCACCTTTTTGCGCTGCATTCACTGCATCATTTGCTGCAGTTACACCATCTCTTGCTTTTTTTGTATTCTCTTTTGCTGTATTTAATAAGTCTGTTTCTTTTGATGTGTCTTCTCCACGATTTTCTGCAGCATCAAGTGTATCTGATGCGGTTTGTTCACGTTCTTGTGACTGAGCAAGAAGTACTTTAGCAATATCCGTGCCTACTTTTGATGATTGAACTCTGAATCCTTGTTGTTTTTTCCTTAAAGTATCCAATGCGTTTTGGAACTTATCGGTGTCTTCTTCCAACACTTCGGTAATTAGTGCAATTAAATCTGCCTTGGTAATCTTCATATGGTATAAATAGTCACAATAACAAAAAACCCCACACTTTCGTATGGGGTTTTATTAGACCTTAGTTTACCAATCGATTAATATTGTAGGATACAATAGTCCATGGCCAACGTCATAGTGATATTAAGAGAATCACCACCATTTGACCAATCAAGACTACCGAACTCTGCACTGACAATCATTGCGTGTTTCAATATCCATTCTTCTACTTTATCGCCAACTGGACCTAAAACTGAAATTGTGCAATCTTTTTTGTAGAAATCTAGATATCCATCACGTCCAGTAACTGATTCGTGATGTAGACGTACCCATTCCATGACAGCCTGGGCACCAGATGGTGCGATTGGATCATACAGTTCAATTGTAATATCACCCCAAGTGGTTTTACCCTTGTAGTTACGTTGAACGTTGATGTAATCAATCGTTTTCTTTTCTTGAGCTAGTTTTGGACGATCAGTTTTCTTGATGGTGAATGCGGGAATACCATCAACACTGAAAATAAAACGATTTTGAACCTTTGGTTCAAATACAGTGTAGAAAATTTCGCTTGGATTAAGTAGGTCTGCCATATTTTTTTCCTTATTAGGTCTTGTATATAAATAGTGTATCGTTTCTATTTTTTCTAAAAATCTTACATTTCTTTTAATGAGTGTTGATTGTCATAAACTTTATTTACTGCTGTTTTTAAATTATCAATGTGATTACGTGTTCTTAATAACTTAAATACAATGTTTTCCGTGCTAAATTCTCCACCTTTACTTAAACCCGTTTCACGCATATCATACACCGATTTTAACACACGTTTTAAATCTGTGAAATTATTGGATTTTATAGCATTTTTAATCTGAACAACCATGTCAGCATATTTCTTTTGGATAAGATTTTTATCCAATGATAATCTCAACTTTTGTGGAACACGTACCCATTTGTTGTTCAAAATACTATACACACCCAAAGCTCTATTAGTTTCTTTAATATCCTGAATATATAACTCCACTCGATGTCCGTGTATTCTTACATCATGATTTTTGTTCCAATTGGTTTTAATGTTATCCACTAGTTTTTTTACTAATTCAGTTTCAGTTGTAATTTTTGTGAAATCGACAAGTATATGCAAATCAATATCACTGGTTGGCCCCCAGTTATAATTTGCAGCACTACCTAACATGTAAATGTCTTCAATTGGTGCTGACAATTCGGCTTCTTGATAAAAATCCTGCGCAATCTTTAACAATGATTCACGCACATCTTGTTTGATTGTACTATCAATGTTCCAGATATTTGGATTTAGTATATCGTTGTAAATTCTAGCTTTCATATTATATCCGTGACTCTCTTTAGTTACTCCTAAAATTTGTTTTAACTGACGCATCGTATCAGCTGCATTTTTATGTTCTATTGCAGTTCCGCCTTTGGCTCTCCATTGATCAATATTTGATGGTAAATCGTCAATTAATATACGATTTGGCCCCAATGCATATTGTTGTTTAGCTTCTGAACTATCCACCAATATAATGTTCTCGTCATGGGGCGATGGCAGAAGTTGAGTGGATAACCATCTACGTTTACCAATTTCAGCGTTATTTGTCTTGGAGTTCTTGCTTGAAGTGCTACTTAGAATCTTGACTGGAAACTTCAAGTTATTTATAAACGTCCACAACACGTCACAGTCTGAAAGTTTTGGCAACGTTGACCACCACGTTATACCATTATCAGGTGGATTACTGAAAATGACATTCCATAGCTCAGTCTTTTTTCCCGTTTTATAAAAATCATCAGCTGATACACCTCCTGATATTTTCTTAAATCCACTATCAAAGTCAACTAAAACACCATCCATATCACAGTAAATAACAGTTGCATTTTCATCGTCAACCTCCAATAGGTTGTGATCAAATACTTCCGGAATCGCCGATTTCAATGGTATCATGTGCTATAAATATTCAAATTTTCCTATAACAACTTGACAAAGTGATAAATCTTATATAAGCATTGCAAGCGCATCAGTTAAACAACAAGCTTATTAACTTATTTCAAGTATAATATGTTAAAGGTAGTAAATTAATTCTGTTGCTTAAAGCGCTTATAAACCACTTTTTATATTCTTCTGAGTTTTCTAAATCCCATATTAAAATACAGTCACCTATTTGACCGTAATCAGGGCCAGCGATCACATGATTAATATTGTTATCGTCATATATTTCAAACTGTGGTTCACACTTGTTCACTCAAATAAATATAGAAACGTTTGGCATAAAATAAAAACCTCGTTTCTTTAAAACGAGGTTTACGTTATTTTCTTATCCATTCGAACTTAAAATGTCCACAATCCCATATTCGATCATAACCATTAATTTGCATGTTCTGCCATTCACTCAAACCACTATCAAACTTTTCTAAGATTCTATTAAGCTTGTGTTTTTGAAAATGAGTTCTATTCATTGGAATGCCGTTATTTTTATGAAAATAATGATAACCACAAGGAGTATCTTTCAACCTCCGCATACCCAACCTTTCGTAAACTTTTCCTGTAAATAAACGTTTATCGCTGTAAGTCACAACTGAACTCACATCATAATTTTTAATAAAATGCGTGAATAACTTAGAAGATCCTCCCACAATATTTGTGTTTAATAAATTGCAATATCTAGATAGTTCGTATTGATATTTTTTATCGTATCTAGATTTGACAAACGTCATTATAGAAACCAATGCGTTGTTGTGATATAACCCTAATCGTACTGATGACGTATCATCTCCCTGTATATGATTGTCTTCCAAAAAGGTTGATTTATCTTCATTTGACACTTCTTTAACCACACATTTTCGTGCATAAACTTTCGCAGATTTATCTATCTTATTAATCAAAATACTTTTAATTATAGAGTTTTTACACCGCCATTCCCAATCCCATATGTGCATTAATTGAATATTTTGCTGATTACACTTTAAAGTTTTGTCAAGATGATAATGTTTGTTCTTATTACCAGCAATTTCACTGTGCCAATAAACACCATCACATTCAATTGCAAAATTGCGTGATGGTATTGATATATCAATTTCGTATCCATTTAAAATAGTTCTATCATGATGTTTTGTTTCTATGTTATACGAATGTAAGAAATCTAAAATTTCTGTTTCTATTGATGACTTAAACCTATTGTGAGGATAACAATTCAAACAACGTGGAATATTTCCAGAGTATAAGTTATCTTGAAATTCATTGTTACATTTACAACATTTAAACTTATACATTTTATCATAATCACACCCCGTATATTCTTCTCGTCGAAAAATAGGTAACACGACGTTATTAAGACGACCGCCGTCAAAAATATTTGCAACCATGCGATTGATCTTATCCTGTCTCTTTTTTTCTTTAACGCACGATAATTGAGACACATTCTTTATATTGTTATCTTCAAGATATTGTTTAAACTGATCAGATTTAAAACCAATATCTCCATTAGATGCACGTTCTTGAGTTCTTTTAAGAGTGTTAGGTGAAACATTCATTCCATACTTCTCATTGTTGGTCTGTGTCATTTTATCTCTGTTATTATAGTTTTCATCTCCATATTTCTCCAATTTGGTGCGTTTTCCCTTCTCTACATTGTTATAGTTTTCATCTCCATATTTTTCTTTTAGAGTATCCTTCATCTTTTTTACCATATTGTCATACGCACCACTTTCTCTCTTTTGCTTTATTTTAGCTTTAACTTCAGGCAATTGAGACGGATGATAAACACCATACTTTTTGAAAAATGCTTCTCTTATTTTTTTACCTCGTTCAGTCATATACAACACTCCTTATCTAATAGATACATATTAACACATATGTCAAAAAAATAAAATAAAAAACCTCGCTTATTTCTAAGCGAGGTTTGGTTTGTTTATTATCTATCCGTTAGGCACCAAAACTTGCGCCAGTTGGAAGAATATTGAAGTCCAAGACAATGAATTCAGCAGTCTTGGTTGGTTGTAGAAAAATCTGTCCATATAGGATATTTCTATCAATCAAATCAGGAGTGTTGTTGGTTTCATCCATTTTTACTTGAAAAGCGTACACACCACTACGTTGTTGAACCTGTTCAAGGTAAGGATTAACAATACTCAAGAAACGGTTACGTGTGTTTGCCACATTTTGTTCGAACACCAAATAACGTGAACTTGAAGCAATGAACTTCTTCAAGTTGATCATTAGACGACGTACATTAATACGATCTAATGCACTTGGTGCGATTTGAAGGGTTTTTTGACCCCACACACAGATACCCTGTCCGGGGAATGCTGCGATTGGATTGACACGTCCTTCATACAGGGTGTCACGTTCACTGTGCGTCAAACGATCCAACACTTGAACGGCTAGTGTGATTCCACCACGGTTCAAACCAGCAGGAGCAAACCATTCAGCACTTGCCTTATCGTTTGCAGCATAGATTGCTGGAAGCACCACTGATGGAGGAACACTTATAATCTTGTTCATGTTGGTGTCAAGAATCTTGACCCATGGATAATATGTTGCCACGTAACTACTATCAATGTTGTTAGCAACACTGATTGCAGCATCGATCAAACCAACACTTTGATTGGTCTTAGGAAACACCACGTTATCCATGATGTAGAATGTATCTCCACGTGCTTCACACATATCAATTACCAACTGAGCCACATAACTGTGGTGTTGATAGAAGATACCCGGAGTCACAATCAAGTTGATGTCGAATTCGTCAGCATTTCCTAGAGCACCAACACATTGACGATAAGCAACACTGCCTGGACTTGTAATGTTAGTACAGTTCAATCCTTGAGTATTGCCTGGAATAATATCTGATCCAACGTTGATCGGAATTGCTGGTGATTGACCATCAAATCCACCTTGGAATCCAAACACGAACTTACGCATCTTCACACGGGTCGATTCGTATGCAGCATCATAAGTTGATGGAACACCACCGCTGTCATTTTGTACATCTGGTTGTTTAGAACCTGTCGTATTATACAAGTCACCAGTTTCAAGATCAAATACAACGTTGTTACCCGTTGAAGTAAATCCTTCATAAGCAGGTAGCGGAGCGAAGTATTGAAGGTTGTCGTTATACACACTATAAACATCAACCGATGATGTTGGATAAAGTGCTAACAAATCGTCAGGAGCACCAACTGGAGGTTCACCAAACACAATACCTGATGGATATTTGCCTGGGGCAGTTGAATAAGTTGATGCGCGACTGAATTGTACAGGTGGCAAGAATCCACCAAGACTTCCACCAACTGGTGTAGCAAGAGCATCAAATCCGTAAGGAATTGCTGCAACTGGATATACGTTTTCTGTCATTTCTATACGAACATACTTACTCAAGTTAGAATATGTTCCGAATTCAATAATCTTACCAGAGTAAGCAATATAGTTGTAACGATCACCGATACGACGGGCAATGAAGTTACTACTATTAGGATCAAGATTCAAGTTCTGGAAACGTTCCAAATACTTAGGACTCTTGTCTGTATCACTGAACTTACGAACACTCAACGTGAACGAACCATAATCACTTCCTGCTACAGTTCCAGCGAGTTTTACATCACTGATTTCAGTTTTATAAGAAGTGTTCATATTCGTACCATCAGCGAGTGTATGAATACGAAATA